GTTTTTTTTTTCTCCTTTCTCCCATCCTTACCATATTTATTTTATTTTTGACTGCACTACGTAGCAGTTACACGCCTTGTCGCCAAGGTAAATTCTTCCATCTTTCCTAGTCATATAAGTTATCTGATTTCTTACTGACATGATATACCGGATCGTACTCATTTTTCTGTTCTAATTTCTCATAACTAGGAAAGGCCCCTACCATCTCATCAATCGTAATGGCTGCTTGCCGCATCTTCTTGGTGTGATCCACATGACCGATACGAGAAGTTAATGTCCCCAATGTCTTAGATCTCTCAGATTCCGGAACAACTGAGTATGCCCGTTGATGCAATTTCTTCAACCACAACCAAGCAGGGTAATTCGACGCATAGGTATTATAAGCATGCCCTACCGTTGACAGCATAATGTCATAAATGTCCCGACATCGAACAGTGGAGCCCCATACTGCGTGTATCGCAAAGTCTTTCCATCCACGAAACGGTAAATAATCCGGTTGCCTAGTTTCGGTATTTCGATTTCTCACCATGTACTGTTTCAACATAACCAAGTTCTCAGACTCTAAATGACCCATACATGATTTAGGAGATACAAAGGGCACATCAGATCTTATGTCCCTTATTGTAGCTCCAACATACATCGACACCCATTTGGCGAACTGGTCTTCACCAATATAGGCTTCCACTTCATAGTTACGATCTTGTCCCTGCGCATGATCATCGCCATAAACTCTAGCCATAACCGTTTTATCTAACATCTGTTCCTGAAAATAAGCCTTAAGCACCGGGCTCATTTCATTACTTTGCATAACACAGAACAAAAAAAAGTAAAGCAATACTATGAATGAGTTACCATGCGCTGTCATCCATGCTCCAGTAGGCATTTTCCCAATGACGAGTCCCCACATCCGCGCACAAATATGAACAACACGTGCTGCTATTTGTCGAGCGCAATATTCTAATACTCTCATCATAACTTCGTAATACGGTTTCTTCGGGTTGTAATACACACCTCCCATAGTATAGAATAATTGTAAGAACACATAGTGAATTGTTTGATCCAGTGCTGAGAAATCTCCGTCTCCCAAACGTTTTTTTGTTTCCAAACCTGCTTTAATGCCAAATTGCTTTGCAAACTCATGTGCTCCACCTCTCGCCCACTTCATGCCAATACAAATGCCACCCCATCGCTCTACCAGCATACGAACTGTCTGACATACTTTCTCCTGAACGATAAAAAACATGCTTCCTATCTCGAAAGTCCTTGCTTTCCCAACGAACTTTTCCCATGCCTCAGTAACAAGTTGGTCTACCCATGAATACTTCGTCTCCGTCTTCCAAGACTGTGTAAACACCACAGGCGGTGGGTTCTTCCCCGCCCAAAAATTATGTGAAGCATCTAATACCGGTTCAAACGCATGTATCTTTTTATTACTAGCTTTAACTTCCACTATAATCTTCTCT